AAGGCGTTAATGGTTAATGCCCAAGTCGCAAATAAAATGATACATATCTACAACAAGGGCACATATGATTTCATAGCAATAAGATGTGTCAATAAAGATTTATGTCCACCTTGCTGAAGGGTGATAAAGAATGGACTACAGCCCAGCCTCTCTGCATATTTAACAGTTCACCATAAACGACACTTCATGATCGCTTTAAGCACATTGCGAGCTTAGCGGCGAAGGGGCCTAAGCCCCTGCACCTATTTTTGCCTCAATGGAGTCCAACCTATCTAGCACTGCTACTAATACTGAATCGATATCTGCACTAGCTGCTGGAGGAGCTGGAGGTTGAGGGTTAAACATATGACTGAACATCAGCATCATCATTGGATCCATGCCACCACCAAGACCACCGAATGCAGTACCTGCTTTGACCAGTTGATTAGCGTATGGTACACGACCACGCTTAGCAGCTACGTTATATTCAGCACCTAGATGACGAAAGAACAACAGCTTAGTTTCAGTTGGAGTTAGGTTGAGACTGCCAAGAGGGTTAAGCATGGCCTCGAAGATGGCCTTCTGATCGAACTGAGGAACTATTTGGTTAGACATAATCTACTCCTAAATTAAAGACAAGCTTAATTACTTATCTATAACACACAAAAACCAAAAACAACTAAAAACCAATAATCAAAAACCCAATAATGACGGGTATAGGCTAATAAAAGGTTAAGCATCAAAATCGTATAGTTTTTTTAGAAATGACTTGGGCAAATAGTGCTTTGATATGGGTTGACTTGTGTTTTAAATTCAAGGGTGGTAGGGAGGGAAAAGATAAGTAATAAGGTGTATAATAATCACCGCATAAAATGGAGTGAATATATGGGTAATCGTCGCAAAATGGTAATAAAGGTAATAGAGGTGCCGTTGGATTATTGGACGTCTTCGCATGCTGTAAAATGGGTAGTTTTTTATTGATACCGAATCAATTATAGAGTATGTTCATACATGGCGAAAGAAATAAAAGAACTATCCAGTTTTTCGAGAGAGGATCAGGAGCGTATATTGAGTGCGTTGACCGATCAGGATTATATTCCGATTGAAATTGATGGGAATGTATATATGATACCAGGAGAGGTAAATGATTTAATTGATAATTTAGTATTGCAGTTATACGATTTAAGAGAATTATTTCATAAAGGAAAAAAGGAAGTTGGAAAAGAAGGTTATAAAGGGTAGACCATATTATGTTTACGGTGATATTGATGAATTTAGGGAGAGTAATCCTAATATTGTTGTAAAGCCTGATTGGAGAAAAGCTAATGAAGGTGATTGGGTTGTTGCAGATGATGGTGGAGTTGTTCAGTTGCTTAAGGTTGCGAAGAAGGTTGATCATCCTGGAGATAGAAAGAATTACAAATATGCTGATGGATGGGTAAGGACGGTTGTCGGTAGTTTTCTTAATAGAAAAAACATTAAAATGGATACTGATTTTTCAGAGCATCCGAATAGGTACACATTCAGTAAGAAGAAGAAGAATAATTCGCAGAGAATGAATGAGAGGAAGAACCCCACAAGAAAAGAAAGAGAATTTGCCACCAATGTAGTGGTAGGGATGGGAGCAGTTGATGCTTACAAAAATGCTTATAATGAAGTTTCAAATAACAAAGCCAGAAAGAAAGCCACAATATTACTTAAACAGGAGAGAGTTATGAAAGAAATAGAAAAAACAGTATTAGATATTGCAAAAGAGCTTGGTATTGATCATAAGTATGTACTTGACAAGCTAAAAACACTTGCTGATTATAGTGAAGATGATAATATTGTGTTACAATCTACCAAGGAGCTTGGTAAAATAGTAGGGACGTCTGGTAATACAGTAAAACAGAGAGAGGTTGGTCTTCTTGGGATGTTTCAGGGTTTCTCACCAGAACAATTGGAGGGAGTTGAGAGGGATCAGAATCAAATAGAGAGTCCAACTGAAGAAGAGGAGAAATAATGGTTTGTCCACATTGTGATTCAACAAATACAAAGAAGAATGGTACAAGAGAATCTGGGTCTCAGAGGTATAAATGTAATGATTGCGAGAGGCATTGGAGTGATTCTTCAGATGTAATACCTGCTAATATATCAGGTTCCACATCGTCCTCATGGGAAGAAGGTAATTATAAATATATAGATTCGAATTTTGTACATAGAGATAAGCCGCCAAGTCTTGATGAGTTATTGGATAATTTTTCTATTGACAGGTCTGAATGGGAGATAACCAATTTTAAAGTTAATCAGTGGGATGTTTCGGCAAAGGAGGAAGTTGATGGTAAGGTAGTATGGAATACTCATACAAATTATCAGGCGAAGGTAACTCTTTTAAGAAAGAAACCTGTTAAATGCGACTTTCCTATAATACATGGAGCTGTTGTAAGGGATGTTAATTTTAATAAAGTTAAGTTTTTTGATAATGGTTTAAAGAAGTGTATAGTAGTTCCTGATATGCAGGTTGGGTTCAAAAGAAATATGCAGACTGGAGAGATGACTTCTTTGCATGATACAGAAGCAATTGAATTATTGGATAAAGTCATTGAAAGTATAAAGCCTGATAAGGTTGTATTACTTGGTGATATGCTTGATCTGCCTGATTGGAGTACTCATTATCTTGTGAAGCCTGAGTTTACATATACAACGCAAGCTTCCATTGATTGGTTATCCAGTTGGATTCATAATATAAGACCTTATTGTAAGGATATGATATACATTGAGGGTAATCATGAAAAAAGAATGATTGATAGTATCATTAAAAATACTATTCAAGCATATGGAATAAGACCTGCCAACGAACCTGAAGCTCCTCCTCTTGTATCAATACCATATTTACTTGGATTGCATAAGATGGGAGTTGAATATGTTGGTGAATATCCAAAGGGAGAATATTATATAAATAATAATCTTGTTTGTATTCATGGAAATAAAGTAGGTGCTAAAAGTGGTCAATCTGTTACTAAGTTACTTGAAAATGCAAGAATAAGTATTATTACAGGACATACTCACAGGTTAGAAATGGCTCATAAAACAATATGGACTCGTGGTGAACCAAGGTTTTATCAAGCTGCTACATTGGGAACTCTTTCAAGAATAAACGGAATAGTCCCATCAGGAGGTGCTCGTCATAATTGGCAGCAGGGCTTTGGAGTTGTAGAATATAATGATGAAATTTTTAATATTGAAACTGTCGGTATATATAGCGGCAAGTGTATTTACAGGGGCAAATTATATGAAGCCTAGTTGTGCAAAAGTCCCTAAAAAGATTGTTATGCCTCTTGATGAGTCTATTGTTAAATTAAAGGGGATAAAAAGGGAACTCCCTTCTAATCTTTATTTAATGACATCGAGACATGTTTATTTAATAGAAACAATATCTGCAATAATAGAAGGTATGGAAATACCAGAAAGAATTAAAGCATCAACGTGAAATCAGACGACTTATAGATAGTAACACTAAGGGATATAAAGAGTTAAAAAAATAAGTGAGTGATAAAGTAGATACAGGTGGGAAAAGATTAAACCTATTCCCAGCTAAAAAACAAAAAAAGAAATTATCTGTTGATGATAAAGCATTTAATATGATGGAAGCTGTTGCTGATAAAACTAATGTAGACATTTTTGCTGAAGGAAAGAAAAGCAGTACAAAAGGAATACATACTGCATTGTTAGCCGCAGGTATGACTCCTGCATATGGTAATGTAGCAGATGTAGCAGATGCAACTCTATATGCTCTTGAAGGAGAATTTGGAGAGGCAGCATGGTCAATGGCAGCAGCTATTCCAATAGTAGGTCAGATGGTGTCAGGTAGGAGGGCTGTTAAAGTTGCTAAGGAAGCTGGCGAGGAAATGGTTACTCTTTATAGAGGTATTCCTGAGTGGTATCCTGGAAAGATGGTTAATGAAGGAAAATTCGTATCTCCTCAGGGGTTAAAATACTATGATATTGATTTGCCTCAACCTAGTTCAAAAGGAATATTTGTTACAGATAATATGAAAGGAGCTGTGGAATATAGAAATGTACATGAATATCATAATTTAGGTAAATATAATCCACAAACTGGTAAATTAAAGAAACCTTCTGTTCTGGAATTTGAAGTACCGAAAAGTTGGTGGAATAGAAATAAAAATCAAAAAAGTTTACAAAGGTATTATGATGAAACTGGTGTTGAAGGAGAGTTGGGTGAATATTGGATTGAAGGTGGTATCCCTAAAGAATTTTTAAAGAAAGTACATAAGTGAACATAAACAGCCAGAATGTAAGTGAAGCTGAGAATGCTTTAAAGGTGGCAAGTAAGGATTTAATTGCTTTTGGTAAGTTGTTTTTGCATGAGGACTTTATGCGTAGTGAGACTCCTTTCTTTCATTATGAAATGGCAGATGTGATTGATGATAGGTCAATAAAACAAGTTGCCATCATTATTCCTCGTGGTCACGGTAAGACTGTATTGACTAAGGCTTCGATATTAAAGGACTTTCTCTTTTGTGATACTAGTCAGGGTGATTTTTTATTCTATGCTTGGGTATCAGCAACTCAGAAATTGTCAGTGGGAAATATGGATTATATAA